GCTGCAAAAGCCGCCGCCAATCCATTGGCTTTGGCCCCACACCCACCAGCCAGCGGCCTTGATGTCATAGAAGTCGGGATCTTCAAGCGCCCATTTGAGTCGTGCCTTGCGCGCGACCAGCCACGCATGACGCGCGCCCAGATCGATCTCGCTGATCGGATAATCGGCAAAGCGGGCCACACCGGCAGGGTCGGCCTGAATAGCGCGCCAGAAGTTTGCGAGCAGGCCGTCATAGTCGTTCGCCACCTCCCCGCCATCTGGCACGCCATCAGGCGGCAAAGGCCGCGCCAGCAATGTGGCACCGCTGCCAAAAAAGGGCTCAATATAGCGGTTTACGTCTGCGCCAAGGCGGGACCAGATCAAGTCAGCCACGCGGCTTTTGCCGCCAAACCATGGAAAGGGAGCTTTAAGCGTCACGACGCCACATCCCCCTTAAACCGTCGCCAAACATCGACCAGACCGCCAACAGCATTGGCGATGTCGCCCGGCGCTTTAGTTGGATCGGTTCCCCAGCGCATCCAGAGATCAGATGCGGCCGCACCAAGAAACACAAACAGAGCAAGCACAAAGGGCGATGCTCCCGCCGCGACAAGGTCAGGCTTGGCGATCATGCCGCCCGCCGCAATGAGCGCCAGCACAAATGCGCCGGCCGTTGCTTCGATCCATACGCGAAACAATCGCCAACCGTGCGCCCAGATAGAGCGTGGTTCCGCGCCTCCATTGGGCAACGGCACGCGAGAGGCCCGCATGGCAAGGCCCAAAATGCCCGCCATGAGTGCCATCCAATTGGCTATGATAAAGACGCCGATAGCCTCAAACTGCATGACCGTCACGCCCAGTCGAGAGTGACCCAAGCGCGAAAGCCATGACAATCAACAGCATCCAACATCGCCCAAACCCCACCATCACCGCCGCGTGTGGCAGAGACGCCGATAGGGCAAGATAGGACAGCGCCGTCATGGCAGAGGCCGCAGCCCCGCACACAAGGCAGGTGAATTGCCAGCGGGTGCGCGCGCCGCGTGGGGCCACCTTGCCGCGCACGGTCGAGAGCAAGACCAGCGCGACGGCTGACAGCCAATTGATCGACCCCGCCCAATAGCCAGGGCGAACAATGATGATCGAGATGAGGACGATGAAGGCCAAGGCGTGCGCCATTGACCAGAAAAGCGGGTTATCCATTGGTTTTGGCCTCACAGTGGGTTTTGGATATTGCAGCCCGCGCCCAGCCATCGCGGCCCCAGCGCGCGAGGGTTTCGACATAGGCGAGGTAGATGTCGCCTGCGGTGCGGGCCTCTGGCGTGTCGGCAAGGTCAAAGTCGGCACCGTCTGGCACCGTGGGCTGGGCCTCGAGCGCTTGCGTCAAGGATGGCGGACAGGCCGGCGGTGCGACGGGCGGCGCGGTTTGTGTGGTCTGGCAGGCCGCAATTGCCAGACCCGCGCAGAGAAGGAAGATATGCCTCATGGTTTGCTTTCCCCTGAATTGGCGCGAAGGGCCGCAAGGCGCTCCGCTTGTGTGGATGCACGCGGGCAAAGGCCCGTGATTTGAGAGCGGGCCAGTGCGGCTTTGGCTGCCTTGGCGACCTCGATTTTGCCCCGCTCAACCTCGCCCGCGAAGTCTTGTGCGCATTGCTCGCGCTCGGTTTGGCGGGCGGCTGTCACCGCCCCCAGATCACGAACAAGGCCCGCGCGAACCGATTCCGACGCCGACAAAGCCGCCTGCGTCCGCTTGAGGCTGACAGTCTGGACCGTGACCGCCACAACCAGCGCCAGGCAGACCCCGCCAAGGATCCGCGCGATCATAGCCCGCGCGCCTTCAGCTCGGCGGCATACCACGCGCCAGCATCAAAGCATGGACACGCCTTGACCCATTCGTTGGATGTGATCTTGCCGTCTTTATTGAGGTCTGGCGACAAATCACGATGCCCGCAAACCTTTGTAATGGACGGATTAGCAGCGCGAAGGCTTTGGATGAGCGTGAAGAGTGCCTGCTTTTGGGCTGGCAAGTAATTGTCAGTTGGCTTGCTGTCTTTGCCGACGCCGCCAACCATACAAATGCCGATAGTGCCAGCATTATGACCGCGCACATGGCTGCCGACTAGATTGAGCGCGCGCCCGACTTGCGCCTTGGCATCGACTGGAATCACAAAATGATAGCCAATATCGGACCACCCCTGCTTTAGATGCCACGCCTTAATGTCAACCGCATCAATGCTCGCAATTGGCTGTGTGGCGCTGGAATGCACGACAATCGTGTGCACCGGCCGTCCTGCTGTAAAGTTCATATCATTGCTCCATTAAAAAACCGCCCATTAGGGCGGCGGGGGGTGGTGGTGTTGGCATTTCAATCAAGCCTTGCGACCGACACCACTCAATCACTTCCAAGGCCAAATCAGGGAAGTGATTGGCGCTGCGCATTTTGGTATCGCGCAGGAATGTTGCGCAATCGGCCAGCAAAACCACCTCATCAGAGGTCAGCGCCTTGTCGCCATCAAAGCGGCTGGCGAGGCAGTCAAAAGCGCCCATAATGGCGAGCGCCTCTGGCAAAGTAGCCGCCTCTGCAAGGCGGTCTGTGCTGCGGTCGCTGGCGGCAAGCGCCGCAATTCGGTTGGCGAGGTCGGTGTTCATCGGTGCGATCTCCTATGCGATTTGTGGCGTGACGATCACGCGCAGGCGCGTGTCTGTGCTGTCGATTGACCCTGTGCCAGAGGTGCGTTCAAGCTGAATGGCATAGGTTTTTTGGCCTGACGTCACCGTGGGCGCGACGTCGAAAATCTCGGTGAAATCAGCTGCACTCATCACCCCCCCTGTCACAACATTCTGACTGGCAGTGGTGACAATGGCCGTGCCGTCAATCGTCAGGCGCGCTCGCCCATTCCAATTGCCAGACCCTGTTAAAGGCGTCAGATTGCCTAGAATGCTGGCAAAGCCACCCCCGCTGGTGACGGTAGTTGACAAAATTGTTTGCCAGCCCGCGCCCGCTGTGCCCGAATTGGTCTCGCCCTTATTGCCCGCGCTGGCCGCACCGCCCGTTGAGACAGTGTTGACCCCAACAGCAACGTCAATTTCATATGCAAATGTCAGATAAACCGCGCGCACCTTAAATGTGCCGCCATTAGTTCCTATCGCCGTAATGTTGACATTACCATTTGTGATGGTGCCAAGCGTGACGCCAGATGCGCCGACAATCGACCATACAGCGGAGGTCGAAACATCAGTCGCGCCGCGCAGCAATTGATAAGCCAAGCCAAGCGGTAATTGCGTGGACGGCGTGACCGCACCCGAGGCATTGACGTCAAATATCCGAAACGAGGGGCCAATCAATTGAGGCAACACGCTTGCCGTCACATCTGCATTGTCTTGAGGCTTATTCGAACCGGTCACACCCGACCAAATGGCCGTTGTGCCAAGGCCCGCGCCGTCAGTCAGCTCAGTGGTATTGGTGAAGTTATTCGCGGAAATCTCCCAGAAAACCCCGATTTTCTGGTAGAGCACCTTAAGGTCCGTCACATAGTAGAAATCACCCGGCGAACCCACGGGAAACTCCGACAAAAGCCCTCGCGTGCTGATGTTTTTCGTCGCGCCAGTCTCCACGCCGCTCAATTTTGCAGCCTCGGACGCGTTGACTTGGGACAGGCTGGTCGCCACATTGCCGCCCGCCACCCACGCTGCACCTACCCGCGTCTTGATCGTGACAGGCGCATTTGTGTCCACCCAGATGTCGTTATCAATTGGCGTGGCAGGGGCGACCGTGCTGCAGGTGACAATGTTGCGGGTCGCGCCTTCAACATTTTGCGTCACCCAAACACCGCCGATGTAACGCTTGATCAGCACAGGCGCAACGCTCGTGTCTTCCCAATAATCGCCGGACAGCGGCGAAACTGGGGCCGTCGATTGGCGCGCACGATTGCGATAGGCTTCGGTCCCTGCATCCTTTAAAAATTTGGCGGTATTGTCGCCCGTCACATCCGCCCCCAATTGGGCCTCGGCACCGGTGGAGTAAGGCGATAAGACAGTCTGATCTAGTCGCGCAGCGCCCACGAAGGGTCGCCGCAGGCCAAAGATGGGCGCACCATTGCCCGCCTGAAAAATGATGCGCTGAAACAGCCAAACGTATTTCGTGGTTGCCTGCAGCGTCACAAATCCGCCCATGGGTGCAAACACACCCTGAACGCTACCGGTCCCCAACACCGTGCCCGCCAAGGGCGCTCCGGCGAGATCAAATTCAAACAGCACAAGCTCTTGGGTGGCACCTGCACCGGCGCCAGAAAAGATCGGCTCGGCTGAAAACTCATAGCGCTGGCCCGGTATCAACCCGACCAAATTGGTAAGTTCATCGGGCCCAAAAAACAATTGCGTGCCTGCAGCCACCGAAGCACCTAAAAATCCCAACAGATAATTTTGCCCATTCGCATCGCCAAAAACCGCGAGCGCAGGTGTGAGGCCGGTTGTGTTGAAAAACACCTTATAGCCGCGCGTGGTGTCCATTCGCGAAAAGCGCACCATGTTTGTGCCGATGGCGGGCGCGCCCGCAGCGCCAATAATCCCCGCTGCCAATCTGATCCCCTCATCACTTGACTGGCCGCTGATCACACCGCCAATCACGTTGGCCGCAAAAGTGCGATAAACTGTAGCGGGGTCGGTGCCTGCCAAGATACTGCTGTAAGGCCATGCGGTGACTTGAAAACGGCTATTAGCAAGCGGCTTTATCGTGTCCACGACAAGATCAAATGATTCCATTGTGCGGACGCCAAAGCCCACCAAATCACCCACCTGAAGATCCAGAGACGGCGGGCCGTCAAATGTCAGCACATCGGTGTAAGTTTCGACTGCAAAACTTGCAATTGCGATGCTTGCAAAGGTGTTGGCCCCACGCCGTGCGCGCAGGCCTAGCGGCTGCCCGGCGGGTGCCCGCACGGCTTGATCCAGCTTTACCGTACCGGCGGAGACGTCCAACACACGCGCACTCGCAAGCCCCGCCAAACCACCTGGATGCGTCAACCAAATTCTGTCCAATTGTTTGATGGCGCGGACTTCGCCATCAGTTTCGAAAATGAATGTTTCTGCCCGTTCGTGCGTTTCTCGCAGCATTCGATCAGCGGTCGTCGATACTTGATCAGTGTCGCACTGATCACGAATTTCAGCAGTATCAAACAATGTCGCTGTGGAGCCTGTGTAGCCTTGGGCGAAAATCTCCATTTCATCGGTAGCATAATCGCGCTCAGCACGCGCGAAAGATACGCGCAGGCCATGCACAGGCTCTGGCCAAATCAACTTCCCCGAAAGCCGCGACACGTTGCGTGTCGTGAAAAGCTGCGTTGCTGCAGGCTTTTCACCGTCCCATACGACGCTGAGCTTCCCGTTGCGCCACACCCAACGCCCGCGCCCCGTGGCGGCGATGCGCGTCATCAGCTCTGCACCCCCGACTTCACCTTCCTCATAGAGATCACAGGAGTAGCCCCGCGCGACGCACCATGCCCGCCAAGTGGCAAGAGTCGGCCAATCAATTTCCGTATCGGGCAAAGCGCGATCAGCAAACGGTGCAGCGGCGACCGAGGGCAAAAGATCGGCTGGATTGCGCGTGCCGATCATGGCCGCTGGCCCGGTCGCTGTGACTTCGCGCACACGCGATGTCGCCACCACATTGAACGAGCCGATGCTCCCCTCTGACACTTTGGACGCAGGGATTGAAACTGAGATCAAGGGCAAATCGGGGTCGGCAACGGGGGCATCAGGGGAAAATCCCGCAACCTGAAGCAGAATTGCACTTTCCAATTTGTCCGTGCCTGTATTTGGCGTCACGCGCCTAAAGTGCACATCATAACGCGCAGGCGAGACGGTGATGGTGTGTGCCCGGTGAAACCCATCGCGAGTTTGGGCGCTATGCGTAAAAGAAAACGACGATGGCGCAGCGTCGGGCGCGACGGCGACCGGACCAACGCGTACTTCATATGTCACGCTGTGCCCAACCACCGTGCCAGAATTGCTCTTTATCCGACCGAGGCCCGCCGGATAAAACAGCAGCACTTCAACACTGGTGACAATATCCGGCAGGCTTGTGGTGTGCCAGCCGTCCGCGCTGTCTTTAAACTCACGACCCACATATTGTGCGAAGCAAACATTGGGATAAATGGTCTGCGCGGGGTCACCCGCTTTGGTTTGGGCTTGCCAGATCGCGCCGTCGATTGATGTCAGGGCCGTGTCCTGAAGACGGGGCGTGTCAACATCCATTTGCCCAACGCCCGCACAAAGCAGAACATCAAGCCACAGCTTCCCGGCACCATCGGCCCGCCTGCGATACGGTGCGGCAAGACTTGGAAAAATACGGCGGCGGCCCATAAGCACGGGAACAGGCTGACCTGGGCGCGCCTGATTGCCTGCCCTTTCAATGCTGTAAGCCTCTTGCGCGGCTCGTTGCTTTTTCGCACGCGGATCAAAGGCCTTGGACAACAGGGCAAAGCCTGCATTGACCAAAGCCGCAAACAATTGGGGATTAGCCGCCGCAAAGGCCTCAACTGCCTTGAACACCATGGTTGCCGTGGCAACGATAGTGGCAGGGTCAGCAGGCCGCACCATGATCACCGGAGCAATATCATCTGGCCACGCAGTGAGGGTCCATTGATCGCGCGCAATGATGGTGGGGCCTATAGAAATCTCGATTTGATTGCGTGGCACATGCGCAAGCTCAGAGCATGCCGCCAGGGCATCGGCTAAAGTGGGCGATTCCCTAAGGCCTGCGATAGTCAGGGCTTTGGGTGCTGACAGTGGGCCAGCGACAAGCTGCATGTCACGTGAAATCATGACCGGCCCGCCAGCCAAGCTGCTGCTTGATAAATGTCATGGATGGAAACGACATGCAGCGCCAAATCATTCAGTTGGTCGATACAATCTACCCGAACGCCAAAAGCAGAACCCGCGTGCATCACAAAGCCAAAGCCGACATGCATGCCTGCATGTGTGGCAATGCTGGAATCTGGCCGTGGCCCCATCAAAACAATCGAATGAAGGGGAATTGGCGCGCCCTCTAACACAACAGGCGCGCCTTGTTTTTGGAGATCAAACGCGGCCATTTGCCCGCGCAGGCCTGCCGTTGGTGCATTTATGTCCGGTAAACTCAAGCCGCATTCGCGGCGGGCGACCAATCTACACAAGCCCCAGCAATCGACACCGGCAACCGAAGCGCCGCCCAAAACATAGGGAATCTGGCGATAACAATCCGTCCAACTCAGATCAAGTTGTCCATGTTGCTCCTTGCGCTCCAATAGGCTTTGTCTCATGCCAGCGCCGCCCTCAAAGCAGGAAACACAGCAGGCACAAAGCGCCGCCCGACCCGCCGCATCAAAAATTCCGGCTGCGCCAACGTCAGTTGGGCTTGCCCCATATCCGCGTCCCAATCCATGCCAGACACAGGCAGGTCTGGCGTGGATCGACGGATGATGTCAGGGGACAAATGCTCGACAACCTCAAGGCGCAAACGGGGGCGCTCAAGGCCTGCGGCAACCGCAGCGCGCATTTGCACCAAGATTGTGGAAATTGCGGGATCATCAGGCACGGTGATTGCCAGCGCCAACGCGCCCACGCCATCAGCCCGACCTGTGCCAGCGTCTAAATCGGGCCATTCGGCGGCAAAACCTGCCGCCAGAAACACGCGTCCTTGGCTGGTAATTGACCAATTCGGTTCAGGCGCATTCACCAAATACAACGGTGCGGCCCATGCGGGATGCGCCACAATCAACAACTCATACTCGCGCGCTTCGCTGTCTTCAGATTGAATTCGCGCGCGATACGCGAGATCAGTGTCAGGGCCGCTCATAGCGCGCCTGCCTTGGCTTCAACTTCGACCGAAATCACAAAATAAGGCGGTTGGACGGTTACGGTCAAATCCCCCGACAGGCGGGTCTGACAATTGGCAGGCAGGCCAACAGACACCGCCCAACCGGGTGCCGCCAGCCATCGCGCGCCGCGCGCCGCAGGCCCGCGCCAGAACGCCAAAAAGGCCGTGCGTTCATCAAAATCACATAAGAAGGACAGCGTTAGTTTCTCAGGCGAGCTGCCTTCGAGCAGGCGCGGCATTGTACGTGCACCAATTTCCACGCGCACAGCACCCGACCCGCGCGCGCGACTCACACTTGCCTTTTGAGGGGCAGGAATGGTAACCGGCCACACTGCTGACCCCGAAAATGGTTCGGGCGGAATCAATGTGTCGTCGGCCTCTAGCTCCACAGCCACGACAAAGCCCTGCCCCTTTGGTGAAATTTGGGGCGGGCCAGTGAAGCGAGCCACCGTGTTGGTGCCAAACTCTGGATGCCGCCAAGAAAAAGCCCGCTCGCCGCGCCGTGAACTGGTCCACTGGGCATCAATCGCGCTGGCTTCGGCAGCCGTCTCGCAATGATAGGAAAGCGACACACGCGATGGTGCACGCGGATGCAGCAAGCGCCGTTTTTCCAATTTGGAGGCGGTTTCAAAAATCGAAATCAGTGATGGCTCAACTCGCTGGAAGCTTGCAGCTATGGCAAAACCTGCGCCCGTGAGGGGCCAAAGTGGCGCTGTCGCGACCAACATACGAGTTATGAACCTGCCAACGGACGGCGCAGGCCGAAAGATGAGGCCAAATCGCGATCGTCTCGACCAGCCTTAAAGTCATTGAAGCGGCTCTCAATCTTGTCTTCGAATTGCCTCATCACGATTTCCAGATTTAAGCCGCCCTGCCCATCGCTACGCGACTTGACTTCGGCGCGACCGGGCACACCCAGTTGATTGATCACGGTCGCCGTCACCGTGGTGGGAGCAAATGCCGAGGGCACGGCTGTTGCCATAGGCACGCGCGCGTTTTCGGCATAGGCCATAGCTTGCCGCATTGTAGATTGCGCATCACTGATACGTGCCACACCTGCCATATTACCGGGCAGACGCACAATTTCAGGGCCGCTTTCACCAGCTATGAAAGTTTGCCCCGCGTACTCAAGGCCACCGTGCGCATGACCAAAAACAGACGCGCCGCTTGGCACAGTCGTGGTGCCTTTGGGCGAAAACAAACTTTGCAAAAATCCACCGATTCCACCGCCCCCGCCAGACCCGCTAGATTTGCCGCCACCAAAAGCACCTGCCAATCGCGAGCCAAACGACCCGCCTTCGGCATTAGGGTCAAGGACGGCCATCAAAATCTTTTGTTGCGCCCACGCCAAGATGACCTTCAAAAAATCTTGCGCACTATTGACGCTGCCATCGATCAATCCGATCAAAAGCTGTTGCTCAAGCGAGACGCCGCGAATGGCCTCGGCGGCGCGTTTGTAGCTGGCCTCGATCATAGCCCCGCCACGCGCCAATTCTTCCGGTGTCATTGCCGTGGCAGTGCCTTGGCTGGCGTTAAAATCATCTTGGAGCAACGCCAATTGGCGGTCGCGCATTTGTTCGGGGGTTTCAATATCGGCACGCAGGCCTTCAATGCGATTGTCGCGGGCGCTGGCGATGCGTGCGTCAGAGGCGGCAATGTCTTCATCCAGCTTTCTCAGGCTCTTGGCGGCGGCTTCCATAAAGTCAGCGGTTTCTTGTGCGGCCTTGCCTTGATCTACCAAGCGCCGCGTGAGACCAGCGACCTGTGCATCCATTTCCGCCGCGCTCAGAGTCCCTGCCTTGTTTTGAGTTGCATAGGCCAAGGTTGACGCCGTGGCGGCATCAAGGGCGGCTTTGAGGCGACCTTCTTTGAACAGATTGCGGGTTTCACGATCAAGGCCAGCGGTTTCCAGTGAGGCTTCCAGCATCGACCGCGCGGTGACTTCAGACGCCGTGGCGACATCGGCCAGACTGGCCTTGCCCTTTTTGCCCGCATCCTCAAACGCCGCCAGCTTGGCCCGCAAGGTTTCAACAGGCGCTTCTGCCGCTTCGGCTTTCGAGGTCAGACGCTCAATTTCAGCGATTGTGGCGCGCAAAGCAGCGGGGATTTGTTCAACACGAGGCGCGCGCGGGGTCGCTGGTGCGCGTGGTGTCCGCGAGGCAACGGGTCCTCGTGATGCTCGAGCTGGCGGGCGCGATGCAGAAGAGCCTCCACGGCTACGACCGCCGCTAGATACAGAACTTGCGGCTGAGGGCAATGACCTAGCTGTTCTAGCGAGATAGTTGTCTAAACTCTCACGCGCACCCCGTCCTAGTTGCGAGCCCAATACACGTGCTTTGTCTGAAGCCAAGTCATTGGCGATGGCCTGATCAGGATCGCCTCGGCGATTCCTACCTCCCGGCGAGGGCGTGGGGCGTCCGTTCAAGGCTTCATTTCTCTGACGAACTTCTGGATTTATAAAGTCAGCAAGGCCACCAACACGCGAGCCAAAACTGCGATCTCCGCGATCCATAAATCGATTGAGGCCCGCGCTGCGTATCTGATCGCGGCGATCTTCTGCAGCGCCGACGCGAGTAATTGCATCAATGGCGCGTGCTGCTTGGGTAGCAATTCCCGCCATCGCATTGGCCAAAGCTATCGCCCACGGAAGCAGAGAATTCTTCAGCTTTTCCCCAGCTCGCTCCGCCGCACGTTCGGCGTCTTTGAGTTCGGTGCTGGCGCTGCGAAGTGCGTCAACAGAAGCCCCGCCAACGACCCCAACCATTTCATCAGCCGAATTGGAAAAACGGCGGAAAGCGCCCGCCCCTTTATCCAATTGATCCGACAATGCGCCAAGGCCCAAACGCTCGGCAAGTTGCGCGCGCTCCGCTTTGTCAGTGATGCCTTCAAGGCCTTCAATGATGGCAGGGAAAGCTACTTCGAGACTACCAAAGCTGGCAAGCTGTTCGGGTGTGATACCAATCTTGGCCCATGCCTCCAAATCCTCGACCGAGGCAGAACCATCAAGGACGGCCTTCATCGATTTGGCGACACTAGACAGCGCACGGTCAAGCGCTTCTGATGATCCGTTGAGTTCTTCCGCACCAAACCGCCAACGCTGCAGCGCCTCTGTAGACACGTTAGCGTCTTCAGCTGTTTGCCCCAACTTATCGGCCCAATCCATGCTTTCATTGGCAAATTGCACCGATGCCATTGCCGCAGCACCCACAGCCGCAAACACACCAAGACCGACTGTGCCAATCATGGCCAGCTTGCCTTCCATTGCATCAAGTGAATTGACCGCGCCGTCGACAATCGGTGCCAACTCACCAATGCCCAAAGCCTCGATCAAATTGGTGCGTGCGCCTGCATCATCAAAGCCAGCGATTGCGGTACTGATACCACGAATTTTCTTTTCCGCTGTATCCCATCCCGCGAACTTGGCGGGATCAATCTTCAAGAAATCAAGAAAGCTGGCCGTGCCGCCTTCTTTGGAGATTTGGGCAAGGGCGGCGTCCAGTTTTGCCGACCCTTTTTCAAGGTCGGCCATCGTCTTGCCGGCCTTTTCCATTTCGGAGCGCAAGCTGGGCATATCGCCCGCCAGCGACACCACAGCATTGTCAATCAAACGCAAATGAGGCGGTAAATCCTTGGCGGATTCCGCCAGTTTATCGAGGCTTTCCTTTCCGGTCTTGCCCACCATGCGAAGCTCATCAGCGGCCTTTGCGCCGCCTTCAACCGAAAGCCGGACCCGTGCATCTGCCATATCAACCCACTCCCATCACAGGTTGTTGATAAACCTCCGCATCGTGGGCGTGGGGATCGATGCCGTCTTCGGTCTTGGGAATAACTCCGCCTTGAACTGTGTTCTGGGAAGCGGGGCGGGCCTTTGCAACTTGTGCGCGCCACGCGCCTTCAATGGCTTGCAGACACTCAACCATATCAGCCCAGACCACGTGGGCCGGACAGAGCGCGCGCGCGCCCGCCCAATCAAGACCAATGCCGCCGCTGCCAGACCGCCACAAACCCGCATAGCCCAACAAAGACAACGCCGCTTTTTCGGCAGAGGTTCGTGGCTGGGTTTCAAGATCAATATCGCCTTGATCCAGCGTTGCGTCCCAAATGGCTTTGGCACGACGGCCCACCCGCGCGGCTGCAGCAACATCAATCAAGCGTGGGGGAATTGCCGACGAAAGAAATGCATTTTGTGTGGCCTGATCTTTCATAAGAACTGAAAACAGGTCCTCGACCGGATCGATCGTCACACCGCCCCGCGTGACCTGCGTCACGATACGCAGCGCCAATTGAACGGCGCGCTCATATTGGACAAGACCCTCTACCCAAAGGGGGTCATTCGCAATCTTGGCGATTGGGCGGATATCCCAGGCAAATCCGCGCTTTTTGCAAAATCGGCGAAATGCATCAGCTTGCCCAAACAATTCCCCTGCGGCCTTGAGCGCAGCGCTGTCATCTTCTAACCCAAACGGGCGGCAGGTGAAAACCAGCCCATTTGGCAATTCGATTTTAGATGTTGGTTCAGTAAACGACAGACCGAGATGCGACAGCATTGCCAACACGGCCTGTGGTGGTGCGGCGCGCTCCATTAAACGTAACTTGCCAGTTGGTTGGTTACTGCCACTGAGAGAGCGGGGATGGGTGAAACCCCGCCACGAGATGCCCGCAGCGAAACTGTGGCCGATTGCGGGCCGCTTTCAGTGACGGAGCGCCCAAACTGATCGCTTTCGACACGCGGCAGCGTAAAGCTGATGGCTTGCGTCGGGTCAGAATCGCACAGGCCGCTAATCAAAAGAGCTTTGCGCAAATTAAATGCTGCGTCAGCACGCCACGCCTCCGCATCGCCGTAAAGCGTGGCACTGCCTGAAATGTTAATGTCGCCTGCATGGTGCCGCGTCGGCCACTCATTACCATTTAGGCCCTGAATACGCTCCAAACCCAGATCAATTTGGAGATCAAGCGCTGTGACTTCCGCTTGCGCCGCTCCGCCCCAGGTTGCCGCAAAGCGATACTCGCTCAAGTCCACATCGGGGTGGACGGTAGCGCTGGCTAAAGCGGGCGGCAGAACTGACGTGGTAGGCAACTGAAGGGCGGGGATTAAAGTTAAATCCATGCGCGCGACCGTGGCATTCTTCTGCCACCGAATCCGGGCCTGAGACACCCAGCAGCCGTTGGCTTGCTCAATGGCTCCGCTGGAGAACTGCTGGATCAACGTAAGGTAATTTGACGGCACGCCGCCAGATACAAAGCCGTGGAAGTAAGGCCCCGGCCCAAATGGCAGGCCACGTGTGAGAAATCCTGACAACCAATATCCGATCTCAAACACATTCACGGGGACGGTAACGTTAATCACGCCATCGGGCAGACCCGTGCGTCCATCGCGAGGATCCCGGCTGGCATCCCTTGCCAAACCCAGTTGATTATCCGTCACGCGCGCTCGGGTCAGCTTTGCCTGGGACATCGACATGATGCGATGATTGATTAGAGTGCCCGCAACCGTGTCACGGTCGGCTTGGAGGCCCAAATACGTGCGGACAAGTCTAGAACTGGTCATGGCGACTGCCTTTCTATGATAAACAGAGTTGGGGGAAAATTAAGAGACTATCGGCGCGGGCTCAGAGCTAGGAGGCGGGGGCACATCTTCAGAAGGCTGTGTAAATTGTTGCACTCGTACATTTTCCGCCGACATGATCGCATCAATGGACCCGGGCGGCAGGCCAGCTTCTATGTAAATGGCGCGGGTAGCCTCTAGGCTTTCGGGGGTTGGTTGTGTTTTGGTTTCAAGGTTTTTACTTGGCATTTTAGACATGATGGCTCTCCTTGTGGTTTTGTGGATTAATCTGGGTCGCCAATGGCGCGCAGATGGGCAGTGATGGTGAGAACGCGCGCGGCAACGCGGGCGGCACCGGCAAAGGCTTCGGTTGCGTCTTGAGCGCTGGCAACGGACACATAATGGCGGACAATGCCGCCATGCGTCGGATCAGGAACCGACGGCCCTGGCATCAATGCGGCGCGGACCTCCATCACAAGCGCATCCACATCGGCGACAGCCTGTGCCATGGTTTCGTCAGACGCGGCGCGACAAACGATTTCCAGATTGAAGGCGCGATTAAAGTCAACCACATCAAGGCCGACACCCTGCCCGAACTGGCGCCCTGTCTCGACGGGCGCACGGCGCGACCAGACCCAATTGACGATTGTGGCGCTTTGGCCTGCCTTGGCGAGGCGCTCATCAACGCGGGCATTGAATAGAACGGCTTGTGGGGAAAGCGCGGCGACTATGATGGCCCCAAGTCCATCGAACGCAATTTGACTGGCGGTTTTGCTCATAACGGATACTCCCGCCGCATATGCTCAATGCCGTCCGGATTTCTGGCATATGCATCAAAGCGGGCTTGCAAATTGGAATCGACACGGTCTGGAAAACTGCGCGCTTCCATTTCCGCGCGGCCCCGCCAGTCCATGATTTTTTCAAGGCGAACGTTTGGCTTTAGGATGAACAAAGGAATGGTGACGTCGGGCTCAATATAGCTTGTGAAGCTGCTGTGCTGGTTATAGGTGCGCGTCACATTGCCCGCTTTACCAAAGCCACGGCGGCGCTTAAACTCTTTGCGCAGAGACTTTCCCATCGCCATGCCAGGGTCCATCGCCTTGCCTTGCGCAACAACCAACAACTGGCCCTTTTTGGTGACGATGAGTTTGATTTGGTCGCGACCAAACAGACTTTGCATTTCCAGTCTTGGAATTTGATGTTTTTCATAGCGGCGATCTGCAGGGCTTCCCTCAATAGGAATCCAAAGATAGCGCCCGCGCTTGGCCTGAATGTCAGCACCATTGGAATGGGCTTCGATGATATGTGGTTCGGTATGAACTACATCAGCGGATGGCGAATAAGAACGGCCTGATTTTGGAAACAGCTCATACTCCCAAGCACGGGCCAAGCCGCCCAAGATCGACGTTTCATCTTCCAAAGCCCGCTCGACGCGCTTGGCTTCATCGGCCACGGAGACAGAGATTGCGCCGATCATCGCGTCGACCAGACCCTCGCCCCATGATTGCAGATTGCCTTCAAGGGCAAGGCCAAGGTGCAAATCACTCATAGCCATTGCCGTCCATGAAGATTGTGGCAGCGGTGTCTGGCACAGGCTCAACGGGGACGCGCCAAACTTGATTGCCCATAAATGTCTCACCCGCTGCGCGCTCACACACGCGCCACTGTTCAAGGCCATAGGGGCCTTCCAACGTGAAGCTGTCATCGGTGACGGGTTCGGCTGTCAGGTCCGCGCGGTCCACGTGGATGATGACTTGGGTGACAAAGACCCCGATCATCATGCCGTCAATGTTTTGTGGCCGGCGCTTGGCGCGACGCCATAGACGCAGCGGCACAGGTGCGCCGCTGCCAGGAATGAAAGCGCCATCGGTCCAGATCACCTGCTTTGCGCCCGAAAGCGCGAGCGCAGAAAGATCGGGGTTCATGAGGGGTCTGGACCGATGGCTTTGGGGTTTACTTCGTGACTTCGACAAGCACTTGCGGGCGCTTGTAAAGTGGAAGTTCGTTCAATTGGCCCTGAAGCTCAACGCCGGCATTGTGCTTCAAGATTTCTTGCGTGACGTGCAGGACATCCGCCACATTGGCAGGCACGCCCGTCATTTCTGTGATGTCGATTGGCGGAGCCACAAAGGCTTCTTCAGTCATCAAAGTCCCGCCTGGATAAGCGTGACCGAAGCCCGGCTCAATGAAGGGGGCGGTAGTGCCGTTCCACAACTCAACTTGTCCCGGCACTTCGACAAAACGAACCCCGCCAAATGGGAACTCACGCGGGCGATAATTGGCATCGACGCCCCGCAACACATCAGCAATATTGAGCGCTTGTTCTGCGTTGACGTAGAATTTTTCGACGTTGGGGTGGGCAATCAGATCGTCAAAGAAATCAGTTGAAACCTCGACTTGGATTTGCGTGAACGTATCGCCGCGCAAATTAGCCCCAACATGAGCGACAATCTCTTGGCATTTGGCGCGCACATTTGTGGTGGGTACATCAAGCGCAAAGTCAACGGTCTTTTTAGTGATGCCAAAGGCCTCATAAAGATCGTACAATGTGCTCCCCGCGCCATCCTTGATGATGCCTTTGAGGGCGGTCATGCGCAGATACTCGCGTGTCAAGTCAAATTGCATCCGCATTGTGGTGAGTTCGCGATTGACTTCGTCAGCCATTGTGCGGGCACCGCGCTGACCGGCAGCGCGAATATTGCGAATGGCATTAGCTGTGATCGTGGTGATCACCGGCATGTTGGGGATTTTGAAGATCAGGCTTTCACCGGGCTTGCGGGCCTGTCGATTGGCAGGGCGACCGTCTGCAACGGCTGGAATCATCCGTAGTGAAGTTTCAAGGCGTTCAATTTCTACAAATGCCGATGTACCGCCGCGTGGACGGAACCGCCCTGCCGCCGTCAAGCGTTGGGAAACAGGTGGCAAGAGATTGATCAATTCAGAAACTTCGCGGTTTGTGTAGATGAGCTGGCTTCCGCCGCTGTCGAGTAGTGTCAACATGACTTTATCCTTTCAGGATTAAGGGGGTAAAGATTGGCGCGATTTAGCGAGCCTTGATGAGTTTGGCGCGCAAGGCGGCAAGGGCGGCGGCTTTGTTTGGGGCAGAGATGCCTGCTTTGAAAATCAAGCCATCGACAAAGACAATCGCCGGACCATTTTCGAGGCCCGCGCAGGTTTCGCCAGCCACGCCACGGGTGAGCGCAATACCAGCAGCAACTTCTGACCCGTCAGAGTTGGCGACGTCGTGTGGTTTGATGGTGCCGTTTGAAGTGACGACGCCATAAACTTGTCCAATTTCTGTGACGGGAACACCAGCGGCCCAGACACGGGTTTCAGTGGTGTAGGTGGTTTCAATTTCCCAAGCGACGACTTGATCGACGGTTTTAGGGGCAACAGCTTTGGTGACTTCCATGATTTAAGGCTCCGATTTTGCGTTTTTTTTGGCGAGGAGTGCCGATTAAGATTTGCGGGGGGCGGCACCCTGACGGGCGAGGGCGTCTTGGCGGGCAATGGCAAGGGTTTGCTGTGCCAGCGTCCCCCCCGCCCCACTTTCGCCACCCGCACCAAGTTCTGGATTGGGCACGGGACCCATGGTGCGGCCTTTTGGGGCGGCACCGAGAGCGGCTTTTGCGCCTGCAACCGTTGCGCCCTTTTGAAAGGCGAGGACTCTGGCAAGAGCATCGCGGCCTTTGGCTTCTGGCAGGTTCATGATGGCTTGCGCCGTCGCCATAGGATCGCCCTCTTCCTCGTCGTCGGACACGTCGTCAGAGACATCCGCATCGTCTTCCTCGAGGTCTTCTTCGTCTTCATCGGGAGCATCCAGAATGTCTTGGATCGCCTTGAGTTGATCTTCAGCACTGGTTTTGGGGGCGGCGGCGCGCAAGGCTGGCATGGCCGCTGATAGTCGATTGCGAAGGGCCATGTCGGCCTCCTTTTCTGGTGTTTTCGGACGAGCCGCGTCCGCGCGGTTTGGGGTTGCGAGAGGGTCTGCAGGTACGGAGACCGCGACAGTTGTGGGCAGACTGGCGACCAGCGACGCAATGGCCGCCATCGGGCTTGGTGCGATCTCGTCAATCAAGCCAATCGACAAAGCAGAGCGGCCGGCATCGCGGTGTGCGCCCATGAAAACCCGTGCGCCAAGCGCTTCGATCGCGGCGGAGTCCATCGAGGGCCGACCCGCCACCACCGCCGCAATGAAGTCCGCACCAATCTGGTCTATGTCGGCTTGTAGATCTGCGCGTGTGGTTTCAGACAAAGCCTTCCACCAAGCGCCTGCGGTCTTTTCGGCATTGGCAGGAAACTCGATTGTTTCGATTTCAACGCCCGCTTGCGCCAAAGCGCCCGTCATATTCTGATGGACGATGACCACTCCGATAGAGCCTGTTTGACCATATTGGCCCGACAAAATGCGGTCACTGGCGCTGGCCATCCAATAGCCTGCACTGCAGGCCATGTCGGCAAAGGTCCAAAGCGGTTTGTCGCCCGTGCGCAGCTCATCTGCCAAAGCGTTCAAGCCATCATGCACGACGCCGCCAGGTGTGTTGGAGAGCATCATGACGCCACGCACACGGCCATCGGCCTGTGCCTCGCCGTGGGCTCGCGAAATGGTGTCATAGCCATGATAGGCGTCTGAATAATAGCCGCCGTGAGCGGGCAAAGCCCCCTCAATGCCGATGATGGCAATGCCGCCATCGGCAATCACATAGCCCCAGCCCTCGCCAATGATGCCCGATCCCGAAAGACCCGGCACCGTCGGGCGTAAATCTTCACCCAGCCAATCGGCCATTGTGCCCGCGCGGGGCGGCGCATCATCATAATCATCCCACGCCATCGGCTGGGGCGGTCCATTGGTGGCACCCATGCCAAACATACGGCCAAGTGCGGCCAAGCGGGACGGGCGTTCTTGATGTATGCCCAATTGACCCATCAGCGGGCCAACGGCTTCTTGACGGATCAACAGCGGACGGTTGGTGTTGGCGGCGATCAAACGGGCGAGCGCACCGCGATCTTGGATTTGTCGGCGTGTCATGATGTCGCGCGGGCCTCTTCTGGGGGTGGGGATGGCGCGCCGCCCATATAGATCGCAGAAGCGACGGGCGGCAGGCGCAAATCGCGACGCATGCGTTCTTCCACGGCGCGCTGATTGAGATTGTCTTCATAGTCGCCGCCTTGTTCGGCAGCTTCCATCTCGCCAGTCGTGACGCCAATTTCCATGCCGATTTGTGCGGCTTGGCGCTCTTTGACGGGGTCGATATAGCCCCGTGCGGGGCCGATCCATGTGGCCTTGAGATAGAGGTCCCATGCCTCATAGAAATCAGGCGCACCGGGGGGCGGCGTGATGTAGCCACGGTCGAACGCCTCTTCCATGACAGCGTAATAAATTGGCTGTACGAATTGCGCGATCAGGCCAGCACGACGGGCCTTGACCCAGCGCCAGACTTCGTTGAGCGCAGCGCGCGCACTGGAATAGGTTGTCTTGGTGAAATCGGCCTGAAGTTGTTCATAGCTGATACCCAAAGCAGCGGCGATGGTTTGGAGGAAACTCGACCGGAAGCCGACAAACTCTGCGGTGTCGCGGCTTTGGTTTTGAACTTCGACCTCGTCGCCTGGTGCAAGAATTGGAATCTTGTTGCCGTTGAGAAGCACAGGTGCATTCTCATAAATCCCCATCCGCATATCTTGCCAGCCCTGCCCTTGGTCGCCAGCGCTGCCAGAGCCGCCAAGGCTTTCGGCGACTGCGGCGGGGTCAAACCCGCTTTTGATAAAGGCCGAGAACATGGCATTGATGACAGCGGAGCCGATTTCGGCGTCTGCCAATCGGGACAATTGCTTGAAAGGTGCCAGAATGGCGGCAAAGCGGGACACGCCCCGCGTTTGACCAGCCCGAAACGGCTCTGCCCAATGAACGATGATCGGGCGACCTGTCTCTGTTTCCCATGGTACGCGCGTGGTTTGGAAGGCATTGGTATAGAAGCCCGTGTCGCCAGGATGCCCGCCGCGAAAATGAGCGGCAATGGGTGCGCCATCGCTGTCAATCTCGATACCGCTGCGCAGAAATTCATTGTCAACGCCGCCCATCGGGTTGCGGACGCGGTCTGCATCCACAATGTCAAGGCAGGTGGCATAGAAAGCGCGCTGGTGATCCAGCGCCCGCTCACGCCAGCCCAGAACGCCAAACGATTCGCCAGCCGCGCCATGGGTTTCGCGCGCAGCCAAGGTCAAGAGCATCGGGAAGGTGCAGCGGCGGCGCTTGTCACACCATAGGTTTGACCCCCAACGGTTGAACTGGCGCTCCATCTGGCGGCCAAGGGCGTGGGCTTGTTCTGGATTAAGACCAAGAGCATCGCCATCTGGTTTTGCCGACAGGGTCCATTGATTGCCGACCAGAAGATCGGATGATTTTTCAACGCCGGACGCCGCCGCGCCATCATTGCGAATGAGATCGTCAGCGCGGGCCTTGGCCAGATCGCGGCCCGGTGCCCACGCGCTATCGGCACTGCGCAGACCGGGCTGCCACACCGCCATGTCCTGATGGGTGACGCTTTGGCTGCGATAGGTTTCGCCGTTGCCAAAGCTGGAATTGGCGTGCACGCTTGGACGTGACGTAGCGGGAACTTTGAGGCGAGGTTTAGTGATCACGCGAACACAAACCCGACAGCGCCGCGACGGCGACGGCCTGCCTTTTCGGCTTCAAGTTTGGCGATATAGGCTTCGAGCTTGGCTGTATCTGCCGCCTGAAATTCTGTGATAACGCCATCATAGGAGATGCGCACGATCTTGGTGCCAATCTGCAATTGATGCAGGGCGAGCGTGGCCTCGGCGAGGCGGACATCGATTGTGGGGAGGGTCAAGCGGCGGAACCTTGAACGCTGCGTGCACGATAAGGTGCAGCACGCGCCATGATTGCGCTTGATCGGGCGACCTCTTCAAAATCCGCTGAGAGCTCTTGATACGTTGGGGGCTTCCCTTTCGGCAGCCCATTTGTGAAAGCCAAGCCAGAATTGCCCAGCGTGTGGTTGAAGGTAGCAGGTTTCATTTGCATCAGGTCTGTCCTCCATTGTGAGCGGCAAGGCGTGCCATCCAAGCGGGTTTGGTTTTGGCACCGGGATTAGGTGCGGTTTCGATGATCTTTGGCAAAGCGGGCGCGGGCGGCACATCAAACAACGGGAGTTGCGATGCTGGCCCTGAAAGTCTCTCGCGGGTGAAGGCAGCCCATTCCGCCTCGCTCCAGCGGCCCGTGCGGCCCCATGCCAAAGCATTGGCATAGACGGCCAAATCCAGTTGTTCGTTGGCGCGGCCCGGCAAGCGGTCCCACGTGCCCTCGGCAGTGGCGCGGCGCGATTTGGACGGCACCCAGACCTCAGCGGTCAATTGCTTGCAGTCTTCTTCCGTCGTCTCAGGATCAAGATACAGACCCCCGACGATGCACTGGCCCGCATCCGACGCGGCGGCAGCGGTTTTGAGCATGGAATAGACGACTGTCTTGCCGCTGTCCGTATTGATGAACCACAGGTCTGTGCTGACGGTGCGACCGCCTGGCAGCTTTGCTTTTTGGCGACGGCCTTTTTCAACGGGAACCGACAAAGGCTTGGATGAGCCTTTGATCGCATAGAAATTGATGGCGCGGCTGCAGAAATCATAGACCCGCGCCGTGGTGCCTTTTTTGCCGCCGGTATCAACCACGACAATATCGTAACCCAAATCGACCAAGCCGTCGCCCGGAACGGCGCGCTGGCAAAGCCGCGACAATTCAACCCAAGCCTCGTCCTTGGTCGGATCATGTTCAATGACGCCCGTATCGATGCGCGCCATGATTTTGTAGCCAATCGCATAATCGGCCCATTCCAGCCGGTCGCCTTGGCAATCGACGATCTTCATCAAGAATGGCGCGCGGGCGGGGACAAAGCCACGCTTGAGCCATTTGGTCGCCTTGGCCCCTTTGAGAAGCTGGGCATGATCGGGCGCATCGCGCGCTGGATCGTGGGCAATGGCCCTGATTTGCTGATCGTTGATGATGACTTGCGCAGGGTCACCGACTTCTGCGTCAAGGTCTTTCTTGATGCGGGTCCAGCTTTTCGTCTGGCTGTACCATTGGGGCAGATGCTGGCTGATGTCGCGACCTTC